ATGTTCTTCACGTTCTTTACGTTCACGCTCTTGGCGGATATCCGATTCAATCTGTGCCATTCGCGCTTGGTCAAAAGCTGCGTTAATTGTCTCAGCCTCTAACTTGTAGATAGGTGCGAGATAAAATTCGCTTGCGTTAGATTCAGCATAAACAGACAGGGTTTCGCCAGTTTCGACTAAATTAACCTGACCGCGTTTTGACTGGATACAAATTGCATATTGACATTCAGGTGGCAGATTAATTACTGCCTTCAAATTGTATTGTTTATATTCTTCAGGGATTGCCGGCACGACAATTCTGACCGCTTTGACAGACTTATTTTTAAGCTTATCAATTTCAGAATCTAGTTTCGCAATATCTTTACCTAATTGATAAATAAGGTTTTGATCGTCTTTTTTAATGTTTACCATTTTTATAGTCCTCTTTTCCTTGTTGATAGATTTTTAATAAATATTGATAATGAGCCTCTATTGGTGGCTCATAAGGCTTAATCTTGACCTTGATATTAGGTCTTGAGCGCTTAACCAGTCGAATAATCATCTCGCCTCCGTTACATCATGGATAAGCACAAATTCACCACCTGCGAGCGTTCTCACTAATCCTTGCGGGCTAGTGCATTGCAAATCCCAACTTGCAGTTTCCCACTTCGCACCTAACGTTTTATCGTGCGATAATGTAACGGTAACTAGATTCTCACTTACAGTAATCTCACCTGTTTCAGTGGATAGTTTGATGGTTTCGCCTTTCTTCGGCTCAATCCACATGTCAAACTTACTACCGGTTAAATCACTTTTCTGCTCGTCATCTTCTAGGATTTCAAACGTCCAACCGTCATCATCACCACGTACTGTCTCTAGCTCAATGTTTTCCATCTTTGCTCCAATAAAAACCGCACCTAGATTTCTCAAAGTGCGGTTGGTTTAGTTTAAGGTTGGTTAAATAACAATTAAGCCATTTCCCTTTAAATGCGTGTAGATTCGGTCAATCATTACCTGCTTTAACGATTTGGATGTCTCTTCTTTTGTTAGCGGCTTTTCCATAATCGCATTTGCTGTTTCGCCATCAATCCACTTATATTCGGATGTAATAGGTGTAAAATCAGTTACAGAATCACCACTATCAGCACCAGAACCAACTACGTATTTAGCATTAATTGAACCGTCCTCTTGAATTGAGAAAGAGGCTATTGTTGAATAAACAGGGTTTAAAATTTTATTGAATTGCATAAGCGTCCTTATTTTTTAGTTTGCGATAAAGAGAATTTGGACTGAACTTGTGTGGATTGTCAAATCCTAGACATTCAGCGCACCATTCTGAGCAGAAGTATTTTTTAGAGTTTTGCTTGAATGGCAAAAGCACACCAAGCGCACCAAGCCAGTCATATTTCAGCCCTGCGGTTTGTTTGTAGAATAATCTGACTAAATCAGCATCAATATCAACTTCGACCAAATCCCATCTGTCGCTAGGCAATGGCATAAGTCTAAGCCTTACATCCCCATCAATATTACTTGCTGTGTAGCACTCAAATAACATTCTTCCGTTTTTCTCATAATTGGGGATAACCATTTCACAATGGCTATAATCCCCCTTTGTCAGAAATCGGATTGTGTCATCACACAAGCGATAGACTGTATTTTTAAAGCCTTTACGCTTGCGTTTGTGCTTGTAGAAAGCGATATACACTGACATTTTTAAACTCCATAAATAAAAACACCAACTCACTACTGCGAATTGGTGTTAGCTGCGAGCAACCATGAATGTGAACGTGGTGCCATTGATGTTTATATGCCTATCGCTGGCTCTAAGTCTTATTCGTATTCTGTGTGCTCTATTTGGCTCTAGATCCATCATTGTTGTTAGCATTATAAACTGCTCATTCCAATTGCTCTTTTCTGGCGTGGTGTTAGTGTAGTTAAATGCTCTGCGTTGATCGTTTAAGTACATTCTGATGTGAACACCAGAAAATCTGTCGCCATCACCTTCATTGTTTGAAGAATAAACTCCGAACGGCAGAACGGTTGGATAAAGCAAGGCCTTACGCCAAAACGGAGCGGCTGGCAGATCTATAGTTAAATGAGTATTATCCCAATCATACCTATTGTCAGACCTATAAGCCGAAACGCTATAAAACTTGGCAATATCACCAATAATATTATCAGCTTTGATGGTTTGACCCTCGATGTTCACACCTCGAATTGTACTACCTTCAATAGTGACACCTCGAATTGTGCCACCGTTGATATTAGAACCTCTAATATCACCACCACTGATAGTGTTACCGTGAATGTTTGTACCAGTAATCTCGCCTGCTGTAATTCTGCCAATGTTTGAACTAATAGCGGATAGACTGCCAATGTTCAATTTGTCAGAGGTTAAAGAGCGAGTAACAATGTGATTCGAGTTAATGCTATTTGTAGCGATGTGCTTAGCTGCTATCGCACCTGCTGCGATATTGTTAGCGGTTACGCTGTCAGCGCCAAGCTGTTTAGTTGTAATTGAGTTTGTAACAATCGAGCCACCATCAATAGAGGTTATCGAGGTTTCTCGCCACGGACTAGGTGTGCTTTGACTTGGATTGACCTCTTCAAGCATCGCTCTGGCCATGTAGTTGTCTTGATATGCTTGCTTGTAACCAAACCTTGTGATTCGGAATATTAAGCAGACCACGCCAGATTCAGGGGCTTTAAACTTAACAAAAGCTCGATGTGCGCCACTTGTGTTTAACCCATTCGCAAAATGAGAAGAGCTAGCCTCAGCGCACGCCTCTCCATCATTAAGCAATATTCTGTCTCGCTCACCAAATAACCCAGAGTCTGCAATCCAGCGGACGTAATTTTTACTGTCGGCACTATATTCTTCTGCTATCAAGTAACCACCACAATGATGACAGCCAACATAAGCAGAGAATATGTAGGTTTTCCCAGGTATTAAATTTGCGAAAACCCGAGCGTTATCCACCCAAAGCTGATTGTTTTTACTATCAACAGCTAACTGCGAGAATCCATTTACAGTCCATCTAGCAAAGCTAAACGTTTCATCTTTATATCGACTATCTCTAGGTCTGTAGTTCTGATTTGTGTTATAACGTAGATTTTCATACTGCACACCTACGCTACCTGCAGTCCAGTATTTACGGATTTCTTCATTGTGAAAAACAAACCCGTGCCAACCTTCAGAATTACCTGTAAATAAAGGGTTTTTAAGCAAATTGCCGCCAAGCCCCAAGGCGAGCTTTTCGCCTGTGATTTGAGTTGTCGCAATATGTTCAGCTCTAATCGCCCCAGCCTGCAACGCTCCAGTAGTAACGGAGTTTGCCGCCAGCTTAGAAGCCGTCACCTCGCCATCAGCAATTAAATCCCCAGCAACTACCGCTTTTCCGCCTTGAACCTTAAATATTGGTTTAGGTGTGCCGTTGGAATTTGGCACAACTTGGAACTTGTCAGCCATTACAATAACAGAGCTTTCTTCTTTGTTTGCACCAAGAGAAATACCTGCTATTGCGGTCTTGCCGCCAGAAATAACCTGCGTTTTAATTGTATGTGTAGCGGACAACTTACCATTAACATCAGCAACTGCTTTGCTAACGCTTTGAACTTCTGCTCTTGCACTTGCTACACTACTTTCTGCATCTTCTGGCGCCGGTGTCCAGTCTGTTGCGACCGTGCCACGCTCAAACTTAATTTTATTGATAGTGTATTCAGAATTTGCACTACTTGGATAAAAATACAGATTTAAGTGCGTGTTGTCTGCATAGATACCCTCATTTACGCCACCATTAGGTAACTTCCACTTGCCCTTGCCTTGATAGACACCGTCCGCAACTTTTTCTAAAGTTAATACCTCGCCATATCCTCTAGAGTTAAAAACCCCAATCCCCGTGCGGTCTGCACCGACTTCACCGTATAGCGTAACAACTACATCATCGCCAACAGCTGGAGCTTCCGTGATTTTATAACGTTGTCCGTAATCAGAGCTTGTGATAAGTGTTCCACTATCCCTGATCAAGTTTCGTCCACCAACTTGCAATTTGTCTAATTCTGCTTTCGCATCATTCTTCCAGATTGCTTGTAGTGACGATTGAGCTAGACTTGCTACCTCGTTTTTACTTGCTTTAGTGGACTTGATTTCGTTAATCGCACTTTCGGCATTATTAACTTTAACAGAAAGAGAGGTCGTCTCAGATTTAGCTTGTTGAGCTATAGAATTAGCTGTATCAGCGGTTGATTTGGCTGAGGTAATTTCACCAATTAAAGCGTTGTCTAATTGGCTTTTATTTACTTTTCCACTTAAGTCACTAGCTTGGACTTTGGTTGTATATTCACGACCATTCCAAACATACAATTTCCCGTCTTTTGTGTTGTAAACCTGGTTGTGTCCGATGAATTTATCAGTGTTTAGCTCGTTTACCGTTTTAATCAGTTCAAGGTTACGAGCAGGTAATGCTGTATCAATTACCTTGTCAGCGATATTTTGAGAGAGTTTTTCGTTTAAAATCTCTAATTCTGCGTCAATATCGACCGAGCTTTCACCTCTAATACCAGTCCGTTGATTAAATGGACCAATATTCACACCTCTAGTATGTCTTAGCCAATAGTATCTAACCTGTTTAGCTCCGACTTCGTGCGTGTAAGTTCGCGAATCAACTTTCGCTAACCGTTTAGCGGTCTTAATATCGTTTGTTTCGCTAACAAAAATCTCGGTAGAAGTTGCTTCATCAATCCAATCCCATTCGATTGTAATATTACCAAGTCCACCAGTGACAATTACACCTGTTGGAGCTGGCGGTTTGTCAATCGTAAAGGTTTGAGTTCTCTCTCCTAATAACTGGCCTTTCTCGTTTTTGATTTGGATAACGACTGTATATTCACCATTTTCCAAGTCATCAAAACTGATATTGGGTGATGATTGACCTAAACGAACATCATATAAAGCACCGTCTTTATAGATTTTAATGTCATATTTGACTAATCCGTTACCGCCTGTAATATCAGTAGCAAAACTAACACTTCCATCTGGGTTAGTGATAACACCAATATTGCTAATCTGTGGTGCGCTTAGAATTGATGTGGATTTAGGCTCAAACTTCGCACCATTATCAACAATCGCCTCTTTTTGCGGTTCGTGCTGCAAGGCTGTGATAGTGTATTTGCCTTTTGCATCCTCTTTAACAGATAAAGCTTTAAATAACTGGCTTGTTACCTGTTGAGTGGATAGCGACCAAACTCCATAAACCTCTAATCCTGCTGGCTCTTGGTCTAAAGTAACCTCTGCACCTTTCGCAGAAATAATCTTAATGTCTTGGTGTTTAGCTTGAGTATTGATGTAGCTAAAATAGCTATTACCATTAACGGAAATTTCTCGGTCTAAAGTAACTTTTTTACCGTCAATCGCTAAAACTCGACCGCCAATATTTGTGCCTGCGAAATACGTATCAGCGACTTTGATAATGTCACCAGGCACGTGCATTAAGCCCTCTGCACCGACTGTAAAGGTGACTGTCTTAGTCTCGAGTTTCTCTGTTTGCAACAACCACAATCCAGTGCGGTGCGCTTGCCCCCTAGAGGTACAACCAAAGGCGGTGATTTTCTTAACGTTCAATCCATTCTTGCGGATTGATTCATCGTCCGAAACATACTCAATCGCTCTTTCATAAGAGTTATCTTTGTCTGCATATTCAACTTGAATTGCGTTATGGCGAGATTTTTTTGCCGAGAACGTATAATTAAATCCGCTCTCATCTACGTTTGCGTTTGTGTATGTCCAAACTGGGTCGGCAGGTCTATCCATTACAACCGTTAATTGCTGACCGTTCCACACCGGCATCGCTCGGAAGATTGAGCAAATATCATTAATCACATCATACGCAGAACGCTGCTCGGTTAGCCAAGCATTACAGGTAAATCTTGGTTCTCTACCACCGAATCCGTCTGGAACAAGTTGGTCGCAATATTGAGCGACTTGGTATAAAGTCCATTTATCAGCTCCAAATTCGCCTAGTCTATTACCTAATCCGTAACGTTTATTAGTGACAATATCGAATAAAACCCAAGCTGGGTTATCAGTCCAGTCTACTTTAAACGTGCCATCCCAAACGCCTGAATACTGTCTTGTTCTTGGGTTATAATTGCTAGGGATTTTTACTTTAATTCCCAACAAGTCATAGGTTCTATTAGGAATGTTCCCGAAGTATTCAGAATCAAATTTAACCCCGATTAAAGCGGTGTTTGGATATGTAAACTCGGTATCAATAACCTCTGTGTAACTAGACCATACCGTGTTATTTTGAAGTCTTTGAGAGTTACTGTCCGCTGTTAGGCGTTCAACTTTAATGGTAAACGGAACTGGCGGTAAGTTTTTAAATGTATGTTGTTGAAGATATTGCGAACTATACTTACCAAAGATTGTTACAGGGTAAACTGTGCCACCAATAGTAATCGCAAGATTAACTTCAGTTTCTTTAATGTCCCCATTTTCTTCTACGCTTGATAGAGACTGAACACCAATGGTGAATCTTAATCTCGAAACCTTGCTATCTGTAATCGTTCTTGTAATTGGTAGATTGTTTTTAACCTGAGCGCCAACGGAAACTTCTTTTTCAGAAGTATTAAACCCACCTAATACACCTTGGACTTGACTACCTACTCGTCCCTGCAAAGAAAAGTTTTTAAAATTGTATGAATTATTACTATTTTGAACTGGTGTATTGTCTAGATAAACGGATTTCATACCGTTTACCAATCCTGCTACCTCGCCATCGGAAAGAATTTCAACAATTTTTACAAGTTGTTTGCTACGACCAGTTTCTTTAGCCTCAACTGGCGTATGTGCGCCACCACCACCTTTACCCATTTTAAGACTCCCACGCTTCTAACCAAGGATAGATTTTTCCGCTCTTATCTCGGTATCTATTTTTGTCGCCGATTCCGTTATTTCCGCCATTACCACTGCCATCGCCGCCTATTTTGTTTCCTCGACCTGTCAATGTAGGCTCTCTATCAACGTCCATGGTCTCTATGCCCTGTGAGATAATTAGAGACCCGACTCTAATTCGTCCATAAGCAAGTGGAACAGGGCGACCTTGCGCAGCCATATTTGAAAGATTTGAAAAGCTTGTTGATTGTTTCTTTTCCGCCTCTTTGCCTGTGGACATTGATGGCATCTTTGTGAGCATTTGAGCCACGCCGCCTGCAGCCATTGCAATACCTGCACCGACAAGATAATATTGTTGAAATACTGCACCAACTACAACCATTACCGCCCCAACTATCGTTTGAAATAAACCTGCTTTTTTCGAGCCTTTTAAAACTGGCGTAAAATGGACTGTTGCATCGTCTTTTAAGTGCTGATTTAACCCTTGCTCGAGATAGCGATTATCTAAGTAATCTCGACCGACCCTTACGGTAAACAATCCTTGCTGAATGAATTGTCTTAACTTCGGAATTTGACTTGTTAAAGCCTGAATAACTTCGGCTGGCGTTTTGCAATCTAGCCTAAATTGAGTTCCAAACTGTTTAAGGGAACCGTAAAATCGAACGTTGACCATTCTTTGTGTCTCCAAATACTGTGAGCATGCTTGAGCCAATAACCATCGTACAAATCACGCTTAGATAATCGTTTTGGCGCGTGATGTAATACCATCTGTTCGCCTACATAAATCGCAGCGTGATTTGGCACATTCGCACCTACACTAATTAAAATTACATCACCAATTTGAGGCTCGTTTACTTGCTCAAATCCTTGTTTCTCGATGTTGTCTAAATAGAGATTTTTGTCTTCTTCCCACCAATAATCTTCGCGCTCAAAATTAGGCATTTCATAACCAGATAAGCGGTAAAAATCTCTAAAGAGCGTGTAGCAATCAGTTTCACCGTGATTAAACTCACGACCTATTAAAAATTGGATTTTCGGGAAAGTGCGGATTTGTTCATCGCAAACTAGCCAAAAATCTAACTGGCTATAGAGTTGAGTTTGTAAATCAGCTTGGGATAACTTTGGCTCACCTTGTGGGTGTGAGTGTACCAATGCCACAATCTCACCTTTCTCTGATGCGTTGATGTAATCTTCTGGCGTAATCTCAAAGTTATTTTCCTTATCTTCTGCCACGTTTTCGCAAGGCATAAAGACTTTTTCATTACCTACTAAAACAACAAAACCACAGCTTTCCTGTGGTTCTTTTGATTTTGAGTATTTGATTATCTCGTTGTGTAGTTTACCGTCCATCGCTTACCCCAACTTATCAACGCTAACAAATCC